ATCAATGATCGCGTCAGTCATATTGTCGGCAAGGCTATTCATCATGCTTTCAACAGACGTGGCGGCGTCCTCCCATTCATTACGCATCTTTAAAGCGGTGCGTTCAATGCCGGACATGATGTTTGTATTCATCTCAAGCTGTGCTATTTGGATATCACGATACTCCTGCTCAAGCGCACCCAGATGATTTTTGATAAGTCGCCGTTCGTCCCCTTCGGCTTTTTCCAACAAGGCATACCGCTCAGCGATATAGTTTTCCAAATAATCAAGCTTGGCGTCATACTCTTGTTTCCGGCCAAGATAGCCGGTAATATCAAGCTCGATTTCCTGGAAGTCTCGAAACATATTCATGACTTCGCTGTCAGGCCCGAACGTCTCAATGATTTTGTCGCGCATGCCGTCAAGATTCGCCTGCATGCGCTCAACCGAAGTCATACCCATGCGCGTAACTTGGTCATATAACTTCTGGCGCTCTTCTTGGATCTCGTTGTTTATTTCCTGCTCGATCTGTAGCCGCTTATCTGATAAAAGGCTGTCAATCTCTGCCTTAGTATCAGCGGACGCGGCGTAATATGCTTCCGATTCCTTTATTTTTTGAACCTCTTGCTCAAAAGCCCATTTTTTAAATTCCCATCGGTCCATCTCTTGTCGTTTTATGTCACTGGTCAACCGCTGTTGAATCCGCAAAGCCTCTTCCGCTCGGCGCTTTTGTTCTTCGGCCAAATCAGGCCCAGCACCGCCACCGCCCGCGCCTGCCTCTTTAATTTCCCCAGCCAGAGCTTTACGTTTTTGGGCCATTTTTTCATCAATGCGTTTTTTCTCTTCGGCTGTTGCACGGGCGTATTCAGTCGATTCCTTCATTTTTTGTATTTCACGGTCATATTGTAAAAGCCGATATTCAGCCGCCCCCATAGTCTCTTTTTTGATATCTTCAGCCAATTGAGCTTCTATTTTGGCGGCGTCTTGCGCCCATTCCCGACGCATGCGCTCACGATCTTTGATCATTTGGCGCTCAGATTGGACAGTGTCTTGAATGCCAAAGACTTCTTCGTGGGTTTGCATTGGCACGCGAACCGATTCCGGAGCCATGGCGGCCTGACGCTCCTCTTGTTCCTGCTGTTTCATCCACCGCCAAGTCGGATAAATTCCGCCCTGTTCGCCCCCGGTTGCCGTATAAGCGCCAATAGCCCCGGCCGCCGTTTCAAGGCCGCCTATAATCCCCTTTCTAACCCCTTTGCCGACCCCAAGGACTTTGTCCATCCAATCCGGGGTTATCTGATCGCCCCACTTTTTCACTTCTTGATAAGCGGAGACAAGGGTCCTGGCAGTTTCCACCACATCAGATATTGCCGAGCTCAGTTTGCCCAATTCGGGAATAAGATCGGATTCAAAGTGGTTCAATAGATCAATGCCAGCGTCCAACAAATCTTTAAGGCCGGGTTCTAACTCTTGGCCTATGGTTATCCCGGCGGATTGGGCGGCGGATTTAAACGCCTGTAGGCTTCCCCACAAGCTATCCCGGATCGTATCGGCGGCCTCTTCCGCCATCCCGTCCATGTTCCGCAACTCGTTAATATAGGCTTGAATACCATCGCGGCCTTCTTTCAATACCAGACTAATATTCTGCCCCCGAGCTCCAAAAAGCTGGATAGTCTCTGTGGCATTCAGGTTAGCATCCGCCAGATCATAAAGGACTTCCTCAAAATCCCTAAGATTGCCCATGGCGTCAGTAACATTTACATTATATTTTTTCAGGACGGCGGCGGCCTTGTCGGAGGGATCGAGCAAGTCCATCATGGCCTGGCGTAACGTGGTTCCCGCCATCGAGGCCTTAATCCCGTTGTTGGCCATTATGCCGATCATGGCGGATAATTCGTTGACATCGGTCCCGAATTTATTGGCCATAGTTCCGGCATAAATAAAAGCCTGTGCCGCCTCTCGGATGTTGGTGTTGGCGCTCGCCTGAACCGCAACGAGGGTATCGCTTACGTCACTCAATTGGTCGACGCTCATACCCATTTGTTGCAAGATATTTGTGGCTATATCGGCCGCCTCGCCTAAGCCAATACTGCCGGCGGTAGCCAGGTCCAGCATTTGGGGCAAAGCAATCAGGCTTTCTTCCGCCTCAAGGCCTGCCATGGACAAAAACCGCAGAGCCTCAGCCGATTGGCTGGCGGTATATTCCGTTGTCCGGCCCATTTCCCGGGCGGCCTCGGTCATCCTTTCCATTTGGCCGACAGTTGCCTGGCTGGTAACCTGGACAACTCGCATTTCCCGTTGAAAATCGGCAAAAAGCCTTACGGATTCCTGAACCGCGCGATTGGCGGAGCCAACCACCATAGTAAACGAGACTATCGCCCCCGCCGCCCCCGCGAATTTGGCGGCCAGGCCGCCCATGCCCTTACCCAAAGCCCCGGTCGAAGCGGTCCCGGTCTTGGCCATGTCTTTCATGTCGCGTTCCATCCGGTTCGTCATGGTCCGGACTTCCCGCATGGCCCGCTTCAATTCAACAGTATTGGCCCCGATTTGGGCGGATAATGTTCCGAGGCTTTGGTCAGGCATTTATTTTTTATCCTTTCGCTTACGCTTGGCACCTATGCCTTTGAACAAATCGGCAAGTTGGCCGCCAACCTGCTGTTTCTGTTTTGGCAATTGCTTTTCAAACGGGGACCTTTCAAAGTCCGGCCAAAAATCAGAAACAGTTGTTACTTTTTTCGATCCAAAAACCTGGTAAGCGATATTACATACGGCCGAACATATCCGGCAAGCGGCCCATATAACAGGCCAGTTGCCGAAAGGTTCTAAGGTGTAATATGCTTTCCATCTTCTCAATTGGGTCACCGTCAAGCCCGACAATAGGCGGTCAACATTCGGCTCACCCATTTGAAGAGCAAGCCGATGGGCAAATATCAAGTTTGGCCGCCGTTTAAGTTTCCCCGTTCTTCTTCCAGAGCTTCGATTTCATCCTCAGCCCGGTTGACCTCAGAGCAAACAACAAAAAGCCGGTTGATTACGACGATTGACTTTTTGCTTAGCTGTTTCAACCCGTCCTGGCCGGGGAAAAGGGGGGTGTCGTTTTCATCGACCAAGCAAAATTGCACCATCGGAATTTTAAACCCCGGTTGCAAGGCCATTTCCCCTTTTTCATTGGGCTTGAAAATAATCTCGTCCAGACGGCTACGCTCTTCCCCAGTCAACTCTTTGACGATAACATCCCCACCCCATTCCGGAACATGAACCCGGCGGCGCTTGATATCGTCACGCTCAATGATTTTTTCTCTTGTTAAAATACTGCCCATTTCCTTTTACTCCTTTGGGTTAAAAATTAAGTGGTGACAACACCACTTTCGTAAGTGACCTGGCCATCAACCTTCAAAGTCACCTCGGCGGCGATAGCACCATCCGGGGTGGCGTTCGGCGCACTCAGGTTTGAAATAAACGCGGCAAAGTCAAAGGTAATAGCATTGGGAGAGGGGACCGTGATTTTGTAATTGTCCGTTGTTTCGCCGTCGAAGGCGGCCTTCAAGAGAATATACCCGGCCCGCGTGAAATTCATAGACAACGTAACTTCGCCGCCGTCGCGGAAACCGGGGATATACTCGCGATACCCGCCGGTTGAATCGAGGCTTGTGACCTCGATTTGTTCCTTGGTCATGGTGGGGCCACCAAGATTGGTAACCTCCGCAATGGCGGTAAAAGTTTCGCTTGAAGTGCCATCACCTTTGTAGATTTTTACCCCTACACCCGATTGAGCATCAGACATAATGCGCTCCTTTTTTTATGCTGGCTTGCGCCAAATTTGTAAGTTGATTGAATACAGCGTTCTTCCGTTTTCGTCCTTTCCCATTTCGATTATGTCGCCCTGCGCCCAGATTGCAATATAACGAGCGCCGCTCCATATTTCATTCTCCAACCCGTGTAATTCGTCCCTTAACTGGCGCGCCTTGGCTTCGGTCGCCCTTTTGTCTTCCCGTTTCCCTCTCACCACAATTTGAACACGGGGGCGGTCATAGCTCACAACCCCACCCAAGGCCAAAACCGGAGGCGGGCCGCCGCTATCGACAACCCGGACCGCGCGGTCCGGAGTATCAGGCATATCATCTCCGACAACAAACCAATCATCCGCATTGGCAGAGCTTACAATCCCGGCGGCCGTCAGAATGGACATGATATCCTGGCTTGGCGTATTCATACCTTGGCCCTTTCCTTGATAATCCGCAAAATATCGGCCCTGTTCCGGTCAATCGCCTTTTCCAAAAATTTGGGCTCCGCTCCTGGCTTGCGGAAAGTCGCCCCGGTATTTTCATGGACGAATGCCGCATAGCTGGCGGCATACCCAATTTCCGCGATTAAATTATCCCCCTCCCGATACAAGTCAGTATAAGCGCTATTGATTAAATTGCCGGTATCAACCGGGCACAACTTTTGGCTTTCGGCCCGTATGACCAAGGCGGCCGCGCGCAATCCGGACCGGGTTTTAAACTGGACTTGCTCCAGTTGGGCGTCAAGATTTTTGATAATGATCCTGGCCCCGGTTACGCGCGCGGTCGTTTTCATAGCATCGCCTTCCTCAAAAATTCCAGGCCGTCAAGCGAAGGATGTTTTTCATAACCTTTGATCTCATACGCGCCAGCCAAATCCAAAGGGCTATTTTGACCGCTGGGCAATTCAGCCAATTCACCCAACCATAAATACCCGCCCAAATCCAAATCGACGTTGCTATAAATTACCGCCCTGCTGGTCCGTATTTGGCCCGTGTTTGCATCGAGATACTGTTTGCGGACTACCTGCCACCGGCAAGCAATTTCCACGGGATCAGCAAACGTGGTGCCCCACTGTCCTTGTGTTGGCGACCCCCAATAAACCGCCGTCTGATTTAGCTTATCGTCAATCAACAGTATGCTCCATCACCCGCAAAACCGCCTTCCGTTGGCCGACGGCGCTTAGGGTTCCGGTCCAATCAAGGACCTTTACCTGTTGACCGTAGGCGGTAAAGTCAAGAGCTTTTCCCAGGCTACCCGACTGATACCCCTCAGAAGCCGTATCAATCTTCTCTCTGGTCTTGTTTGGACTGTGAATCGCCACAAAATGAGCGGCCAACCATCGCTCGATTTCTTTCAATTGGGGGTCGGTAAACCCTTTGTTCTTCAGGCGAACATCAACCACCTGATTGGCCGCCGTAATAAAGGCGTCCAAATCGGTCAAACGGGTAGAAATGATCGCCTTGACTTCATCCGCTGTTACTCTTACCGCCATTTTTGCCCCTTATAATAATCTCGTCGGCTTTACTCCGGCTATAAGGCAATCCGCAAAAGTCGAGCATTTTTCGGACTTCTTCAAAATCGCCGGATGTTGCCAGGTCGCCATCAAAGACATGGACATCCGCGCCGCTTGCCATCAGCCCGCCCAATCTTTTTTTGTGATGTTCGATCCAGCCCTTCCATCCGGCCGCGTCTTTGTAGGCCTGCATAAAATGAGTCCGCAGGCAACTGTTAATAATCCCCTCGTCGCTCCGCCAAACATAAACCCATTTTGCATCCGGGAAAGCCCTATGCCAGGCCGGCCATACCAAAAGCATCTTTGCGCCTTTGTAATACCAAGGGCCATGCAAAAAACCTTGTTCCCGCATTACCCCCAACACCCGGCTACGGAGCCGCGTGGCCAAAACCCGGTCCATCTTCATGGCTTCGATTTGTTCGTCGTTGGGCAAGGGCTTTTGGCCTTTGGGGTCGCATTTGAGATGGGCAAGCATCGGTTTTGCTATTTTTTGCCGGATTTCCAAGTTTTCGAAAAACCCGCGCGGGTTCGCGTATCCGCGCGATAACAACACATCGCCACCAAAAGCGCCAGCATTATGGATAAGCTCGGCTGTCATTGATGTTCGGCTACGGGCCGGGGCGGTAACTAAAATCGGCTGATTCATTTCCCCCTCCATAAATCCCTGATCCACTGCTCCGGAACCTGATGAGGACGCGGCAACCCATGAAATAGGATCATATCGGCCTCTTCAACCACGCCCGAATTCAGCCGAACGTGCTTTTTGTAGGAAACAAGCCGCAACCATTTTTGAGCGGGGATCAATCGGGCCTTACCTCGCGCGGTCAAATCCATCAAAACATCCCGAACATAATCTTGTTCGCCCCCGGCATGGGTTTTCCATGCCTCAAAATCAAACCGTTCATACAGCCAACGCCAATCCCCATTCCAAGCCGTCACGCCGGTTGCCCAAAGTCTTTTTTTAGCAAAGGCCCGCATCATAACAAAATCACGAGGCCCCATGTTTTGAATCGCGGCCAAAAATCGATCAATCGGCTTGAGAAAAATATGATCCAAACCAACAAGCAATGTCGGCCCGGTAACCCGATAGGCTTCCGGCACTGACCACCAACCCGGCCAGCCATTTTCGAGCTCAACCGCAATAACGCCCGGCATTTTGTAAATAGCAGGGTCGTCAGTTAAGCATACCAATTGGGCCTTCCCTAATGCTCCAATTTTGGACAATTGATCGCGCAACGCGGCGACATATTCAGCCGTATAATCGCCGCCGGTTTTGTAAATGCAAGTAACATTGACCTTCATCATATTTTTTCCCTCGGCGGAACCTGGGTAAGAAACCGGGCCGGATTCCCAACCCAAATCTCGCCATCCGGTATGTCTTTGGTCGCTACTGCGCCCGCCCCCAAAAACGCGTTGATCCCCACGGTCACCCCGGGGAGAATTGTCGACCTGGCCCCAATCCTGGCCCCATGCCTGACGCGCGGTCCCTGAATATTTTTTTGACATCGACCATGGGCAGCAATATGAGCCTCGTTGATAATACAAGCGGCTGGGCCAAAATATACGTAGTTTTCGATGATAGCCCAGCCGGTCAAATGGGTTTGGCTTTGGATTGTCGTATGCGCGCCAATACTTGTCCCCTGTTCGATCAAAACCAAGTGTCCAATAACAACCCCCTCGCCCAGAGTTACATCATCCCGGATTACCGTGTTGTGCCATATGCTTACACCATCGCCAATTCTGGCCCCCTTATCAATAACGACATTTTCACCAATCAAGCAATTCCGGCCGATCCGGACCCCAGCCCCAATCTTGGCCGTAACGGCAATATGGGTTCCTTCTCCGCAACTTGCATCTTGACCGCTTACATACATATTATGCCCCATTTATCAGTCTGCGCGCCAGGCGGGCGGGATTGCCAATCACCAAATTCCCCGGACTGACATTGCAAGTGACGTTCGCACCTTGGGCAACAATACTACCAGCCCCAATTGTCAACCCCGGACCAATAATCGAGCCCGGCCCGATCAAAACATTTTCTTCGATAACGGCCCCCGGCCCTATCGACACACCAACACCAACCCAACAATGGTCCCCGACAGAAGCGGAAGGGGAAATAAGAGCCGGATAAACCACCGCGTTGGCACCAATACGGCAATAATGGTTTTGGAAGCACATTGACCCCGGCCCGCCCTGACCAATCGAGGCGAAAACCGCCTGCTCAACAATTTTTTTGTAAATAGTCTTACGGCGGCCATGAGCTTCTCCTATGATGATAGGCTTGCCGCTTTCAATGGCCTCCTCAATGGTGACCACAACCGCCCCTCTCAAGTCGTCCGCCAAAGGGCCGGGGGTGATGAATATTGTTTTTTCAGGTTTCATGCAGGGCCTCACTTATTTCTTTTTTCTCCCAAAACGGGTAGGCGCTATCTCCGGCAATTATCACTTCAACATTTTCTCGTTCGCAACCTTTCTTAACATCTCTGCCGGCCGCCAAGAACCTTTTAAAAACCGCGTCCTGGTCTGATTTTTCTTTTACCTGGCTTTTGGTATGGGCGGGGTGCCAGTTTGACCAATAGCCCTTGCTTTGCTTTGCATAGCCATTTATTCCACCATCATAGCCGAGCAATACCACCTTTGCCGCCCCCAAGGTTACAGCCAGATTTACAGCCATATGGCCTGTGCATTGGTTCCAAGCAAGCCGGCAACCGTCGTTGAAAAACCCACGATAAACCCGCCTCATCACTTTGGCAAACCCCCAGCCAATATTGAGGTTCGGCCAACTGGTAATGACCGCCAACCCGGCGTATTCGCGCCTTATTCTATCTATATTTTTGTTCCACCAATTTTGATCTCCAAAGGTGAGGATATTAACCCAATCGCCCAATAGATACGCATTGTTTATACCTATCACGGGCCGGCCATGTATTGGGCTTAAGGCCCGCGCCAAGGCCGGATAAATCGCTTCTTCCCGTCGCTCTTCGGGGTGCAACCCGGCATATTGGCGCAGGCTTGGCCCGCCGCCTATTAGGAAAACCGTCTCGCCAAGCCAAATTGGATATGGCTCCCAATAGGCGCGTTCTTTCATTAGATCACTTCCCCTTCTTCGTCATCGAAGTTTTCATCGGCGCCTTCCATGTTTTCGCCTTCCACAACGGCACGCGGCGGGGGAGACTGCCCGGTAAAGTTTTCGTAAATTTCCGAAGCTTCTTCCCAGCGTTTGTTCTTGGGGAGCATCTTTTGCCCGTCGCTATTGGCGATGTTGAAATATCCATTCCCCACAAAAACCAGGTTGAAACGGGGAACCCGATCAACATTGATTTCCTGGTCGCCGACATCGCCGCTAATGACTTCGAATTTGGCTCCATAAAGCGGCAAACGCGGCGTCCATTTGCCTTGGTATTGGTTCGGGCCATCCCAATAAAAGAAATCGGACCGTTCGGCGGCAAAAGCCTCCCCGGCGACGTAGCGCTTACCCCGATAAATATGGGGGCCAAAGCCCTGGCGGATTCTCAATTCAACGGTGCTATTTTCGTCCATTTCCCTTCTCCTTTTGAAAATGGCCCCGGCGGTTGTTCGTCGCCGGGACCTTGCTCATATGTCACTACTCCACGGTTCCGGTTAGCTCAGAACCACGTTCCCACTCTGGCCGCTGTAGTCGCTGCGGATACGCGGAACCATAATGGCCAGGACGGCATACTGAGTCATAAGGGCCTCACTGCCGCCGTAGGCGCTCCATTCGATCATGCGCGGCTGAAAACCGACCACCATTTCATTCACTTCGGCGTTGCGCTCCACCAAGGTAACGGTGTCCGCCGTCATGTAATCGGCGACCCGGACGGCCTCAATGCCATCAATAGCCATGATCCGCTGGCGAATCGTGTTGTTTCCTTTATTGTCGCTGTAATCCTGGTCCAGTTTGGTTTCATAGGCCGTCGGAACATACAGCCACCACGGCCCATGATGATTGGCATTGATCGCGGCTTGCTTCATGTCGGTCACGTCTTTGACAATTTCCTTGCCAGTTTTGCCGCTGGCATCCCAATCTTCATCGAGGGTGACCGTGTTGACGTTGGGTTCACTGGTATACCCGTAGACGGTTTTGTTGCCGAAGGCGACCGTGTTGCCGTCGGGGTCCTGTCCGTTCACCACCATCTGCTCCACCGCTTCGCTCACCTTGCGAGTGGCATGGGCGGCCATGCTGGTGTTGATCGGGTTGCCCAGCCGCCTGGAGGCTTCCAGCGACCGAATATCGACTTCAAAAGCGAAGCTGATAATCGGGATCGGCAAGGTATGCTCATTGTAAAGGGCTTTGTCTTGCGGCGGGCGGATGCGCGCCGACTTACTAATCGTCGCGTTCCCCACGTCGCTACTGGTTTCCCAGAACAGCTCCATGGTGCCGAAAGGATTGCCCAGGTTATAGGTCAATCCGGCGTCCACCAGGTCATTGGCCAGGCGCAGGCGTTGACGGGCCGTCATGACCACGGTCCGGTCGAAGTCTTTCCATTCTTCATGGCGCAAAGTGGACGCATTGAAGCTGGGGAGCCGCTGAGGCTCCAGTTTGCCGTCACTGTTGCGCGCCATCACGTAGGTGTTGCCATTGTAGTTGAATTGTCGAAGTTTGTTCAGGTCAAAACCACTGGCCAACAGGCGTTGAGCAACAGTCCCCTGAACGGTCTGTCCATCGGCCGACATGAAACCCATTTCAACGCGGCCGTTCTGCAATGCAGGTGTATTAAACATTTTGATGAGCCTCCTCCTTACCAAATGACGATTTCAACGAAACCGTCATCGTCTTCGCCGCTACTGCCGCTCATGCTGACGGCCGCGCGCGCGGTTCCGATAATGGTTTGCGGGTAAATGGTGCCGGCATTGGCCGACGCCCAGGTATCGGGGGAATGACTTTGCAACCGGCCATCCCCGGCGGATTCGAGCTCATCGGCCTGGCTTACGTCCTGGCCGTTAGAGACCCGGCCCTGAATGACTTCGCCGGGCAACGGGCAATAAAGCTCAACCCGTTCGCCGGCGGCGTAGGCATCAGACAAGGTTTCGCCTTCCATCGTGTTGAGATTGGCGAAGAACTTTCCGGCGGACTGGCCGGCGTTGCTATGCGGGCGGACCTTCAGGGTGCCGCTGTCACTGTAAAATTCCACGAGTTCACCGGGATAGATTTCCGCCCCGGCAATGGCCTCGTAGAACTGGCCTTCGCCGCCTTTGATAATAACGACGTTACGAGACATTATTCACCTCCACCCTTGCCGGCGGCCTTGGCGTAATCGTCATCGATATACAGGCCGGGAACATCCGAAGCCACCGTGCCATGGCCACCGCCGCCTTGGAGAGAGTAATCAACCTGCCGCGCGCCGTGTTGGTTGTTGGCGGGCAAAACGGCGGCCAGCATCATGGTAATGGCGTTGTCGTCCAGTTTTTCCAGAGCGGCCTTATCGTGACCGGTCGCCTGGGCAAGAGCATTGATCGCCATTTCCCGATTGCGCTTGTTTTGCTCGGCCACCTGGTTGAGGGCGGCCGCCGCCTCTTGAGGCAACATGGCCATAAACTGATCCATGGTCATTTTCGCGGACGGTTGGCTCTGGTTGCTGTTGTTGGCGGCCGGGTCTTCCGGCTGGGAATCGGGGTCTTCAGTTTTGGTTTCCGATTCCAAGGCCTGAACTTTGGCCGTCAAGGTGTCGGGGCATTGACCGGTCAAATATTCCCGGTCGGCTTCGGTGTAAAGACCGTTGCTGTTGGCAATGATCTTGTCCACCATTTCTTTCACATCCATATTGGCATCTCCTTGTGCGTTTTGTGCCTGTTGGTCTTCTTCGTTTTCAATCCAGTTTACTTCCTTTTTTACCTTGACGGGTTCGCCAATGTTGGCAAACCCGTTGTTGTCAGTAGGTTGATAGGGTTGTTTGTAATAAAATTCACCTTCCGGAGTCGCCACCCGATAAACATAATATTCGTCGTATAGTGCCTCCAAAAAGTGCAGCCGCCCTTCCCGATCCATCCGGTCTAAGCCGCCTTGAATCGCCTTGACCAGGTTGGCATATTCCGGCCCGTCGGCATTCACGCTGGGCGGAACCATTTCCTTCATGAGCTCCTTAAAGGCGCTCACCTCTTCATCGGGTTCGGGCTCCGCCCACCCGATAGCCTTTTTGAGCTTGGCCAATACACCACCGCCGGGGGGAGTTTCCTCTTGACCCTGTTGAGAATCATTCTTCCCGTTTTTCACTTCTCCTCCTTCATTGTTTAGTCTTGGGGTCCCGCAACCGTCTTCGATACTGCACGCCCCGCATTGGTCCGGCAAAAGGGCGAGATGATCCGGACGGTATCCCCTGGCTTGATAGTCAAACACCTCGTCATTCCATGTTCCTTGGACGGGGATTTTCTCATGGAAAACCCCGGTAGATACTTCCATTATTTGACCCGACCTCAAATGATCGACAAGGCCAGGGCTTTTTTGATTCGCTTTTTCGGTATCCAGCCATATTTCCCCCACAAGCCGAGGCGGTCCATTTTGGTCTGTATATTCTACGTTAAACAGCGTCCCGACTTGCACTTCGGCCAGGGTCTCAGGGGTAAAAGACGCCGAAGTTTCCGGGTGCCTTATTGTGACAGGGCGGCCATTCCAAGCCCCGGTAAACTGGCATAGCTCATCCGGGGTATGCAATATACGGCCCATGTTGGCGCTGTTGTGGACCCCTTCAGTCAACAAGACCACCGGGCTCACCAGGTATTCCCGACCCTGCCATTGGGTTGTCCAAACCTGGGCCGTAGTGACCCGGCGGTTGATAGTGTAATATTGGGCCGTCGAGCCCCCATTGTTATTGGCCTGCCACTGATCGAAACAAACCGCCGCCCGCTGGGATTGGTCGGGAAAATCCTGGCGCGCCGTTTGATTGCCCATGCAACGGCTGATAAAATCCTCTTGCTCTTCGCCCTGTCTTGGTGTTGGCAGTGGCATTATTCAATCACCTCCGTATCAATCCCAAAATCCATAAAAGCCTGCTTTTGGTGGTCCGGAAACATCTCAAAAATAAACTCGGGAATTGGTTCGCTTTGTTCAAAAATAATACCATTATCCCCTTCTCGCGGCTGAAAATGGTAATCCACTTGGTTTAAGTATATATCATCCGGAATGCGGTTGAAAGCCTTGCAAGCTGACCCAACAATATGATGCTTACAATATGAACATATAGGGGGTGCCTGTTCCATTATTCGTAATACCCTTTCGCTGTCCGAATTTTTTCAGCAAGTCGTTCCAGCCGAGTCATGTCCACGGCCGATAGGGGCCGCCCCGCCCGAAGTTGTGCCACTATTTTCTCTGCTTCAATTAGCCATTTGCCAAACGCCTTGACCACTCCGGATTGTTTACCTTTTGGGGTTACAAAATAAGAACAAAAGGCCTCGGCAAACGATTCTCTTGCATTTTTTGTAGCATAACCACTAATCTTCTTTCCTGGGTCATTAGAAAAGGCGTTCTTTCCCGCCGCGTTAAACTTTGCTAACTGTTCACTATACATAGAATCAACATGGTGGCCAAACTCGTGAAACATGGTATTCTTAAAAACGTCTTTTTCTTTTATGGGGGTGTGGTAATCAGGCCGATAATCGTAATGCTTGCCATCCTTGAATTTTAACGCAACCGGTTCTTTATGTAAAGCCTTAAATAAAGCCGTATTTTTTTTACCGGTCGCATTGGCGTATTTAGCTCGGCATCGAATAGCCCTCTGATATGGAGCGTAGTAGGCCATCGCACTATTCCCCACCTTAACCCCAGCTGTAAATTCTGAGGTGGTAGCGGCGACGTTGAATTCCCGCAAGCTCCTCATATAGGCGGGATATAAAGCGTCAAGCTCAAATATATTGTCAGCTATTTCCCGCGCGCGGCTTAGCGCCGCAACGTTCTCAAAGCCGCGAAATATTGGAGTATCGCCGCTGGCCGCAGGGATTTCATGGTTTACATAATCTTGTATTTCGGCTTGTGTCGTCAGTCCACGTAAGTCCGCCTGCCGCCGTTGTCGCTTTGTGAGCTTCTTTGGCTTGGGCTTAGGTTTGGGCTTAGGCGGAGCCGCTCCTCCAGCCTGTGGCCCGGTTTGGCCCACCCTGGGCCGTGTTAGGTCACGGGTATAAGGGATCGGCGCGCAACGGCAATTGGGGTGGGCGGGGATCATACCCCTGATCTCGCGAATTTCATACGGGCCGCGCCTGGCCATATCGCTACAAACCGGACAAACATTAAAGCCCGCCGTCGTCCATTCCACCCGTAAGGCCACTTGTTCAACACCGGCGTATTCATACTCAGTCAAGGCGGCCTCGGCGTGTGCGCGGATAACCTCGGTCCTGGCAATCGTTCTTGCCCTTGTAATCCCGATTTTGTTCACCCGGTCGGTTAAGTGCCGAGCCATTTGTCGAGGGTTACGGCCCTCGGCTATTCCCTGGGCCAAAACCCTGGACATCTGCTGGGCCATGACATCAGTCACGCCAGCCAAATCGGTAAAGGTCCGGGTGTAAAGCAAGCCCACCCGGTCGACATGAAAAGCCTGGTTAAAAGCCTGGTCCACTGTGCCGGACACTTCAAGCCCGGTTTTTTTAAGCTCGTTACGCCCCCGCGCAATACCCCGTTGATATGCCGTCCTGACATAGTAATCTGTCCATCGGTCTGTGGCCCCACCATACCGCCCCGTCCGGCGAAACACTTCCCAGGCCTGATCGCCTAAAACTTCTCGCTTGCTCCACTCGTTCAGCCAGGCCATGAATTCATCAACCTTACGCTCAGACCGGGGGAAGTCGTAGGCTTTAAATCCCGGGACCGGGATTACATATTGAGCAGGCCCCGCATGGGTAATCGGGAAACGTCGGTCAGTCAAGCCCAATACATCATAATCAACAATAGCCTCGCGGACCGCGCGCCTTACCTCGATAAACCGGGCCGCCATAGCCTGACTAAATCGCCGGCGCAAGGCAATAGTGCGGGTAGGATCATAATTGACGCTGGCATTATGAGCTAAAATCCCCACGTTGTTATGGGCTGTATGTTGGCAGGCGCAACTCATATCAAATTTTCGAATGCCACCTTTTGAAAATGGTGGAGCGCTGAATGTAAATTGGCATTGATCACCTTCACCGGCCAGGGCCACCGCTCAAGCGCCTCCCGGATTACCCAAAAATCGGCCCGATATGTCCGATAAGCTGAGGGCCGGGGCTTGTGGGGATGGTAGTCATGCCAATTGTTGAACGAACCCTTCCGCTTCATGTCGAATCCAAGTAAAATCACTTCTCGGGCCAGGCAAGAGGCGAAGGCCAAAGCGGACGCCCCGCTGTTGCTATACCAAAACACCTTATCAAGCCGGGGCTCCATCACTTTAGACCGCCCCAAAACAATGGCGTCATCGGGTAGGGGTTTTTTATGACAGCATGTCACCTTTTGCGCCGGGTGTTCCATAAATCTTGGCCGCCTCATATTTGGTTTCGTCCAGCGGCAATCTCCCCAAAAAATAATATCTATCCATTCTCCAAATCGCCAAGCGTCATTTACGGCTATCACGTCTTCCCCGTGGATCGGGGCTAAATACTCGCCTATGACCTGGGCCTTAAAATGGTCGTCCATCCCTTCAACCGCACCCGCGTGCTTAGCCAGCGACGGCCCGCCGCCTATGACCCATATCCTTGATCCCTTGGGCGGTGTCGGGGCGGCAATATACCCCAGGCCTGGACCTACGCCGGACCCCCACCCGTATAGCTGCTCGCATACTTGTTTGGCGGGTCCTGGTTCGGTTTGTCCTTGTTGGTAGATTGCCCGGTTTGACCGCATAGATTTTTTTCCTCTTGTTGATACCGATACCCGATCATATGTTCGCTGAATTTGACAATCCGGACGCCCCAACGCCGTTCGAATTTTTGGATTTCCCGATTGAGGCACCCCAGCTCCCGATCAAAATCCCTGTCGGTAATCAAATCAGGTTTCATCCCCATCGTCTTCCTCCTCGTTCATTTCCCCCTTGGTCTTCCGCCATTTCCCGCTCTTCGTCAAGTATAGCTTGTTCCTGATTTTGAATTTCTTCCTCGATTTGATCCTCAGTCAAACCCAAATCGCGCAAAAACAGCCTGCGGCTATAGGCTTCCTCGCCGCCCTTTTGGACATATTCCCCTATGGCCTGGGCTTTTGTCTTGGCGATTTCCGCCTGTTCCTTTTCGCCAGGGGCAAAGGGATCGGGCCAGTCGATAACGTAGCCGTCCGGGCCGGGGGCGGGGAGAATCCCAACATCAACAAACTGATCAATCAACGGCCGCAAAATAAAAGGGGCAATATACTGGCGGCGGCGGTTGCGGTTCCTGGCCGCCCATTGCCTTTCGTCTTGGCTGGACGATAATTCGCCCCGTTCGGACCCCTCCAGTATCCGCTTAGGGATACCCGTTGCAATTGATATGATTTTAATCAGCACGTCCACGTAATCGGCTGGGGATACAAGGTCGGCATTCAGGGATTTGGCCTCAATCCCAACCCCCATAAGAAATCTTTGCAGGCCATGAATGTATTTATCGAGACTGTCTTTAAAGTCTTCCGGGTCAAGACTATCATCACCTTCGGCCTGTAGGGCCAGGTCCTTGTCTATCGAAAACATCAAACCCGGGAAGCCTTGCCGCCAATATGCTTCCGGGGCCACGCCGTATATGAGTTCGATCCCCTGAAGAATATTGAAAACCGCCTGTAGCCTGGGCCACCCAAAAAAATCACTGGTCAGCCGATTATCGGCGACATGCAGAACGCGGCTGTGATGGACATTAAAACTGCTTTTCTTACCACCCTTGCGCCCTTCCACTGTTCCGCTGTAGCTATCGCCAGGCTCGATCCGGTATATCTTGGGCTTGCCATACCTGGGGTTGGTCGGGTCATCTTCAAAGGCGTGGATGCTGGCCTGGGCCTCGCTATATACGGAAACATATTTCAGGTCCCCGGCCCGGCTGACTGGCTGGGTCAAGCCCAGGCTGGTAGCCGCATCATCAAACCCCAAAAACACAACCGCGTAGCTGCCGAGACCGCTCAAAACGTCCACGCGGTTGAGGTAGCTAAAAAGCCGGGTTCGTTCGGCTATTTCATCAAAGGCGGTTTCAAATTCGGTTCTGACCCCCCGGTTGTCTTTTCCGGCTTCGATCAGCTGGGGTTCCTCGCCCCAACAGGCGTCCGGCTCGGCATGAATAATCCGCCGCGCCACCGGGTTCCTGGAATAAGCATTGACATAATCACCAAAGAATAAATCACGCTTCCACCCAAGGGATTCATAGAGGTCCCGATTATCATCAAAGCTATATCCCAGCCGCCGAGCTATGTCGGATCGGCTTATTGATCTCACGGCAAAATGGGCGGGTTGTTGCGCCATCATTTAAGCTCCTTAAATCTTAATCGATACCATCGGCGCGAAAGCCAGGCAAACCGCGTCAGCCAGGTTCGGGCTTTTTATCCCCCGGACCTTTTTCATATGGGCTTTATCCTCAATCTTAATCAGACCTTTATTGCTAAATCCGTATTGCGGGGAGGCCAATTGGCTGACCAGCTCCAGGTTTTCGGGGATAGATATGGCGTGCTCATCATTCAAGCTGTAATTCCCCTCAACCGTAGCCCCGTAAACGTGTTCAAATCGCCGGCGCAGCTTCCACCACATTTCCGCCCGGCGATTAAGGAAAATTTGGTCATTGGGCCGGCCACCATACAAACCCCGCGTCGGGGATTTCCCCACGTTGATCCCCACTGTTTTGATCGGCAGGCGATTCAGCCGTTTGAGCCTGGCGTATTCGCCCCGAACACCGGCCCCCACGCCGATAGAGTCATACCGTAGGACGGTAACTCCACAATCCAGACATATTTGAAGCGCTCTCTGGGCGGTTTTGGTGGTGTCGCCTTCGAACCACTCCTCAAGGTGGATGATTTTGTTCCCCCGCCGGATACACAAGGCGTTGCTATCCCCGCCGTCATCGGCTACGTCAAGCCCCGCCTGTATTTGCCCGGTTAGTGGCAGCTCCAATTTTATCGCCGACCTCACCCAGCGGCCGGGGCAAACAATATCCTCAACCCCGGCATCATAGTCTCTGTCAAGCTCACGCGCGATAATAATCGGGTCGCCAATCCGTTCGCATTCCCGCCTATACCATTCCTCGTCTTTGCGGGGGTCATGCCGCCAATCGAGCTCAAATATTTGGTGGGGTTGCAGTATCTGGAACCTGCGCTTATAAAAACTGTTGCCGTGGCCATTGGGGGTAGAAAGGTCAATACGGATTCTCGTGTTTTGAGACATAGCCGCATCGACCAAATCCGGATGCTCCAGAAACGCGGACTCATCCAGGAAATATATTTTGTTACGGCCGCCACGCCCAATGTTGTCGCCGGACTCCCCAATAATGCTTGCCCCGTTTTCTGGGTTGATGAGTTTCATATGGTGGCTATGCTTTTGAGAATCGAACCCGACAGGCAAAAGCTCAGGGGGAAGCATACCAATCATGGACCGGAGCTTTTCGAATAGGCTATCAAGGTCCCCTTTGCGATCTAACAGGGCCTCTTTGCGGCTACCGAACCCGGCCTTAAACCCGGGGCTATACCTCCATTGGTGCAACGCTATTGCAGAACAGAGGAAAGACGCGCCTTCCTCGCGGCTCTTTTCGATCAGGCCGTCCTCTTCCCTTTTCATTCGCTCAAAAAGCCAATTGACGAGCTCCTCTTGGCGAGGCCAAAGCAAAAAGGGAACAACGGCCGATTTCCCGTGTTCCGCCCGGCGGGGGTCATAAGCGCAAATCCAGTCGTTTATCCAGTCAACCGGGTTATGTTTGTAATAGACCGTCACAGCGTCGAGAGCCTTACGGCTTTGCCGGATACGAGACAGTAAATTCGCGCGCCAACACCAGACTTCCGTATAATCTGGGTCTTTCCAATTTATCGTTGGGCGGGTAGAAACGGGGTTCTCTTCCCGTCTATTTATGCTGGTTGGCGCTTTGCTTCCCATTTATCCCGTATCTCCCGGTTCAATATTTGAGCCTCAAGTTCCCGATTCATCGCCTGGAGCTTTTCGATCTGCCCCCGTAGCTCCCTCGCTTCCTTATCCCACTGCTCAAGAGCAATTCGTAAGCCCGCCGCTGTCGCCGACAGAGCCTCATCAATCACCCGTCCTGGCTGCTCGTCAGTCAAGGGCCGCCCCCGTTTTAAGCAGGTTGAAATACTCCCCGGCCGCTGCGGCCTCATTGATTTCCTGCTCAGACTCTTCAACGGCCCGGCTACGGGGGGTGTTATCATGGAAATTCGCATCGACCTGGCGGAACTCCACATAACCACGCTGGCGCAATTTGGTTTTGGCATAAAAGATCAAGATTTTGACATTCCCCTCTTTGATCTTTTTTACGATCTCGCTTTCGCAAAGATCGCCAATCCGCTCTTCCTCTTCATCAAAATATGCCTTCAGCTTGGGGAACTTTTCAAAATATTCCAGGAGCGTCTTACGGGTGGTGCCCAGCCTCCGGCATACTTCCGCCTTATTACCCCCGCTCCCATCAATAGCCCTCTGCACTTGCTTAATTGTATACTTATGACGCTTCATATATTTCCCTTTATCCCCTTGCGGCAGCTTCCTCAGCCTTTTTTAGAATCTTTTCAATCATTTTCCTCACCCTTGGGTCCAAAACCAAAGGATCACCCGCCTTCTCATGATTTTTCTCATTATTTTCCTGTTCCCCATCCCCACAAACGGGGCAAGATTTTCCCTCATTACAAGGCCAAGCGGCCTTAGGGGGATTTTTAATATGAACGGTCTCTGGTTTCATAGGGTTTCCTGTTGTTCCTGGCTGGCGGGATGTTCACGCCAGAGTTTTTCGAGTTTTTTGATTCGTGCTTATCGATCTGGCGCGCCGTGGTGAAATGAATCTTGTTGGAGAAATCGTTCACGAGGCGGTAAGCGTGGGCCGGGAGAAAAAAGTCCTCGGCAGGCGGGATTGAGGTTTGGCCAACTTTTTGGAGAAGGTCAATAACCTGCCGATTCGTTCCATCTCCCGGCCCGCATATATAGACAAACCCGCCGGGCTTGATTACATGGAGCATCGACCTTAACAGCCAAGATGGGCCTTGCGAGATGAATAACGCCGCGTCAAACTGCGCCAGGCCTCTTTGTCTCAATTCTGGCGCCAACTTGTCCATGTCGCACACTGTCGGGGTTGCCTTTATCGCGTGGTGGTCAGTTGGCTGTTTGATCGCCATAGCTCAGGAGCTCCTCACACCTTGATTTTACTTCCTCAAACCCAAAAACGTTACAGGGGCAGGCAACCCCGGCATCACTCACGATTTCCGGGAACAGCACGGGGCAAGGTAGCTCATGGCAGGCAATCCGATCCCGGACGTTATTCCACGGGCAATTCGGGGGGCGGCCGGAGTTGTTTGCCCAGCGATGAATTATGGCCCGGTCGGATTCGCTTATCCGCTCCCAGGCTATTTTGGCCGCTTCGCTCATGGTCCTCTCTATCCCTCGCTTAATGTCATAAGCCCTTTATCCCGCTTATAAAAATCCATTATAACTCAAAAAGAAAAAAATTTGGACCAAACCAAAAAAAAATTTAAGGCGAATTCCAAAAAAACCAAAATTTTCCCGCAAAAACAGCATGTTAGACCGTATTAAAAAAAACGATAAAAGACTTGACAAAATTTTAAAGTGCAGTTATATTATAGTCAAATGGTTGGCAACGGGGCCAACAAAGCTCTCTGAAAACAGAATACCGGCCGCTTCAAAAACCACTCACTGAGCCGGGCCAGACGGGACAAACTGGCGAACAAACCCACAGCAGAGGCGGGAACCGGATACCGGAAGCCGGGGCGACGCCGAAGCAAGTCAGGCCAAAGGCAAGGCGCACCACTCAAACCAACCACCACAAGCGGCATTACTTAATGGCTTACCCACAAAAGCCATTAATTAACGCCACTTAAACCAACAAGGAGGAAGAGCAATGAGAGATCAAAAAGCCTATTCTGTGTATGTTCTCGAGGTCGGGGAAGATTACGTGACCAAAGTTGACGAACTCGACCCGGTGGTCGGCATCGAAGCGGCCAAACAGGCGGCGCGGGACGCCGGTTACACCGTGATCGACCAATTCGACGGGGGCGGCGATTGTGTCGAAGCGTTTGCCGACGCTGACAACGACCCGCGCCACATCGTAACCGTGCTTCCGGCTGAAGACGACGAGGGCGACGAATAACACTAACCGGGGCGGTTGAATCCGCCCCGCCACTCTGAAAGGAGAGACAGACATGAACGAAAAAATGAAAGCCCTGAACAACGCCCGGATGGAGATTCTCCGCAAGATCGACGAGGCCTTTACTTTAATAGGGGCGCTTGAAAAGGAATTCGAAAACGACCGGATGGCATTTGGCATGGAATACGCGATCTCAACACACTTTGAAGACGCCGTTGCCAATAAAATCGCGCGCCAGCATTGGGACGAAATCAGGCAATACTGGCACCAATGCTCCGGCTCGATGGCGGTGACGGGGCAAGAGAGCGCAGACAATGATCTTGTCAAGATGGGGGATTTCCTAAAGGACAAGATGTTTGAAATCGAGGAAGACGCCAAATGCCGCGCATTTGGGGCTGTGAAACTGTCAGGCGCACAGAAACTGCGCGAGGAAATCAGCATTACGGCGCTGCTCAACATGGTAGGGGATCACGGCCCGCTCAATATCGCGGACCTCTACAATTACACTCGCAACACCATTTACTACTCTGCTTAAAAAGCACCAACCGGGGCGGTCCCGCCGCCCCCATAAAAAGGGAGGCAACAATGCAAACGCTGGAACAAGCATATGAACACACAATCAGACAGCTGGCTTGCCATTACGGAGAAGACGTTGCCCGCCTGGCGGTTACTCAACATCTACTGGGGATCGAAAACAACGATTTGGCCCCGGAAGACAAGCAAAACATCAACCCCGGCATCAAACAAAAAATCGATCAACTGGCTACCTACTACGGGCAACAGCTGGCCGAAATCGACGGGGCCAACGCTCTGGACGAACTAACCGACCTGGCGCTTGACGCCGTAACTGACTACCTGTTTGACCCAAACAACCATCAACTCGACATGGAAACCTGGGTTATGGACAATCTGAATTTCCACGAAACCTGGAAATCTTTCGCCTGGTAACATTACCGGGGCCTTGCGGCCCCGCCCCACACACAAAGAGGAGGAAGGAAAATGAACGAAATCAAAATCACCGTCCAGGGCGACAAAATCACCACCCAAACGCCATATAACCCGGATTTCCCCGCACGGGCAAAAAAACTCGGCGGAAAATGGCAGGCATCAACAAAATCTTGGATGTTTGACGCCCGAGATGAAGGCCGAGTTCGGGAATTGGTTTCCGATATTTACGGCACTGACGGCGACAATACCGGAGAACTGGTCGACGTGCGAGTTACCATAAAAGAAGATTGGTCAGAATGGCGACAGGGCCTTTTTCTTTATGGAAAAAACGTGGCCAGGGCGTATGGCCGCGATTCCGGGGCTACCATCGGTGACGGTGTTTCAATTGAATCCGGCCAGGGTTTTACCTCGTCCGGGTCAATGAAAAATTGGCGGACTAAAGCCTTGGAAGGCACCGTTTTTATTTTGCGAGACGTGCCCCGCAAGGCTTTTGAACAAAACGGAATTCCGGAAGAACTGGAAGTGGAAATCATAAACCAAACTATCGACCGGGACGCCCTTGAATCAGAAAAAGCAAAATTGTTAGCCCGCCTGGCCGAAATCGACGAACTGTTGAACAAATAACCATCAACCGGGGCGGTCCGCCGCCCCGATACATAGAAAGGGGGGGCGAAATGGAGAAGCGTATTTGGACATGCTTCCATTGTGACAAGGCCATGGACCCCCGGCATTGTTTCGTCTACCGAGGCGAAAGCTACTGCCCACATTGTTACCTGACTGGCAACCACAAAATGATTGCCGATGAAACCCTGGCAAAGCAACGCCAGGAACTATACGAAAGGGGAATTTACCAATGAAAGATGACACCTATCGCAAACACCAAAAGCTGATCTATAAAGAAGCCCACCGTATCAACCGCCTGCATCCGGAACTGGAATTCGACGAAATAGTCAGCGAATGCAACCTGGTGTTCGCGAAATGTTTGGAAGCCCATGACCCCGCGCGGGGTAAACTGTCAACGATGTTCGTATCAATCGCCCGCCGCGAAATTGCCCGGACGCTTTTCCACAACAACAAACCATTCTCTCTGCCGGGAGAAATCGACATGGGGGCAGAGGAAAGCCAAGCAATCAGTTTTTGGGAAAAATTCCAATCAATGAGCAACGAAGCTCAGGAAGTCGCCCTGACTGTGCTAAAAGCGCCGGATGAGCTGGGCGGGTTCACCAAAAAACAGATTTACGAATTTTTCCGGGGGCAAGGCTGGCAATACAAAGTCCTCGATTTAACCTGGCAAGAAATCTCGGAGGCCGTATCATGAAACGCACCAAAACCCCCAACGGGAAACAAATCGCCTCGCTATGGCTATATTGCCCGCGCAATAAGCAAAAAATGAACATCATCAATTGCCTTCTCCGGCCCGCCCGTGAAGACGAGTGCCAAGGATGCACAGAATGGAAACGCCACATCGACGGCCACACTTAGCAAAAATTTTCCCTTTTCTCACTAAACCCAATATAATAAAACAACCCCACACACAATCCTAAAGGAGGAAGAAAATGTTTACTCGATACGTAAAACCCGGGGCCACCCGGTTGAACAAGTTGCGGTTCCCCGACGTAAAAGTCGCCCCAATCACTTACCATGTCAACGGGGGCATGACCACCCCCACACGTAACCGGGCGGTAATCAATACGGAGACCGGGCAGGCTTACGCTTTTGTCTCCCCGGGGTATGATCTCATCCGACATGAAACGGCTATTGAACACGCCCTGGGGTGCATCCCCTCCGAATGGGGGCGAAGCCAAGACGAAGCCTGGCTAAGCCAAGACGGGGGCAAACTTTCCGCGCGCATTCGCTTCCCCGAAGCCGCAGTCGCAATAGACAACAAGAAAGACCTGGTTGCGCCAAGCGTCCATATCTTCAACAGTTACGACAAATCATGGCCTTTCCTGGTCATATTTGGAGCCTTTCGATTCGTCTGTTCAAACGGAATGGTCGTCGGCCAACAATTTGGCGAATATCGGAAGAAGCACCTCGGGGAATTCAACAGCGAAGAGCTCCAAAATAAATTGGTTGATGCTATTGACCTTTTTGAAGATCAAGCCGGGGTTTGGCGGCAATGGAGAGATGTTCCGGCCCTCCCCAGCGACTATGAAACTATGGTCGGCTCTCTCAAATTGGGGAAACGGGCTGAAAACCAAATCGGAAGCCTGGTGGAAACCAACTCGGGCCTCACCCTGGATGACATGAAAATCAGGACCCTGGACAAGTGGTCCTTATTCAATTTGGTGACACAATTTATCACGCATGAAGTGAAATCCGAATCTTCACGGGTGAATTTGGAAGCCCGCCTCAAGGCGGCTCTGAGTTGAGAACAAGGCAAGCGGGCGAGGACCCCACGCCTCGCCCGTAATTTGAAAGGAGGAAGGCAATGCAACAAGCAAGATTGGGGAAAAATTGCATAAGGCTGATATTCCGCTTCCCCTATGGAGACCCACGTTTTGATGATATGAAAGAGTCCGTCAAAAAAATCCCGGGGAGGGAATATATCCCCAGCCTAAAAGCCTGGCAAATCCCCCGCAACATAAACACGGCGGAAAAGGTGCTCAAGCTGGGGTTCGACCCGTCGCCCGAATTGTCAAGGTGGATAGAAGAACAAAAAAAAGAGCGCACCAAAGCAAAAAAATCCCTACGTTTGCCCGCAGGCCTACGCGAATTTCAAAAAATTGGAGTCCGCGCCATCGAGGAATTTGGGGGGCGGGCCGTCCTCGCCGACAAACCAGGGCTTGGAAAAACGGTGCAAAGTTTAGCATGGCTAAAGGCCAAAAATAGCCACGCACGCCCCGCTTTAATCGTGGTTCCTGCCGTCGTAAAGCGGAATTGGTTTGAGCACTGCAAAAGGTGGTTAAACAAAGGCGAAAGGGTGTATGTCGCGTCGGGTGCGTCGAGAAAAAGCCTCCACAATTTTTCTCGAGAAATAGGCCTGAGAACAGCACAAATACCGAACGTCTTGATCATCAACTACGACATACTTGCGGAATGGAAAGGCTATATCCAGGAAAAATTCAGGCCAAAAACCGTCATTTTTGACGAGGCTCACTACGTAAAAAATTCGAAGGCCAAACGCACCCGCGCGGCAAGATCAATCGCGAAACGGTGTCAATATGTAATCCCCTTGACCGGCACCCCCATTGAAAACCGGCCATCCGAATTTTTCAACATTTTGAACATGACGCGGCCCGAACTATTTCCCAGTTTCTTCAACTACGCCCTGCGGTATTGCGACGCCAAAAGGGGTCCTTGGGGATGGGATTTTAGCGGTGCAAGCAACCTGGACGAACTTCACTTGCTGCTAAAAACCAGTGTAATGATCCGCCGGAACAAAGAAGACGTATTACCGGACTTACCTGCGAAACAAAGCGCAAGAGTCGCCTTCGAAGCGGACCCTTCCGCCATGGCGGAATACAACAAGGCCAATGCCGATTTCCTCGACTGGATTACTAACAACTTCTCAGGCGAAGAGCTCGAGAAAAAAATCATTGGAGCCCTACGGGCTGAGGCCCTCACGCAAATGAACACGCTCCGGCAACTGGCCTTCGATTGCAAAAAAGACTCGGCGATCAAATGGATTCGAGATTTCCTCGAATCCGGAGAAAAATTAGTGGTTTTCTGCATTCACAAGCGGGTTGTTGACACGTTATTGGCGGAATTCAAGGACATTGCCGTAAAAATCGACGGGCGAACCCCGCAAGATGAAAGACATGGGCTTGCACAAAAATTCCAAACTGACCCCAACACCCGGCTCTTTATCGGAACTCCAAGGGCGGCGGGTGTTGGAATTGATCTTTTCGCAGCCAACAATGTCGCATTCGTTGAATTCCCTTGGACCCCAGGGGAGCTTGAGCAAGCGGAAGACCGAACCCATAGAATTGGCCAAAAAAACAGCGTGACAACATGGCACCTTATGGCCGAGGGTACCATTGACGAATCAATCATAAGCACAATCTCGGGGAAAAAGAAAGTCATTGATCGCTTATTGGACGCAAAAACAAGCGAGGCAGCAAGCGGAGACACCCTATTGGAAGTAATAAACCAACTATACAACCGCATAAAGGAGGCAGAATAATGAGCAAATTTCAACCCCAACAATATTCGACCGTATTTCTAATGTCAATGATGGAACAACTCGAAAAAGACAACACGCCGCAATCTCGCGCAGTCTACAGCAAGATAAACAACGAACTGCGCCGTCGGCGCGTCAACAGGCGCAAGCCCTTGGTCGAGATCACGTATAAAGGGGGGCGCTGTCCCGCGTATCTACTGCGCGAAGGCAAGCGCAGGGCGACCGTGCAATTGCTCAGCGGAAAAAAGGTCGAAGGCCTGGTTGCCAATCTCGACATTACGAGGATACGGGGATGATACTCGACATAGAATCTCTCTATTTTGAAATAGGGGTCTCACCCGGTCGCGGCAAGCAACAAAGTCGCGGCTGGGTGAACATAGAATGCCCCTTTTGCAGCGGGAACCCTGGCGTTCACCTTGGATACAACACGCAAAAGGGGTATTTCAACTGCTGGCGGTGCGGCAAAAAAACTGGCCCCCAAGTCGTCGCCCGCCTGGCAAATTGCACCTACAAAGAAGCAAAAAAAATAATCCAAAGGCATACAATCGGGCCGCACATTGATGAAGACGAAACGGCTTCCCGGCCTGGCGAACTCTTCCTCCCGCCAGGGTCGGGGGCCATGGGGCCGCGCCACAAAAAATACTTGAAGGCGCGGGGGCTGGATCCAGACTATATTGAGCGTTTGTGGGGCGTTCAAGGAACCGGTCTGGACCAGCCTTACCCATGGCGAATTATCGCGCCTATCTATTGGGAAGGAAATTTAGTCAGTTTTCAAACGAGGGACATTACAGGACGCTCACATACTCCCTATAGAGCTTGCCCATCCGACAAGGAGCAAATACCCCACAAACATATTCTATACTGCCCACGTTCCGATTTGGGGGCCTCAGCGGTCATTGTGGAAGGCATCTTTGACGCATGGAAGCTCGGGCCGGGGGCGGTGGCAACTTTCGGGATCTCATTCACCAACGAACAAGTATCCGCAATAGCAAGGCTCTTTAACCGGGTATTCATTTTTTACG